CAGGAAGGCAGAAAAGTCGACGCCCAGCCGGGAACGGTTCCGCTTCCTGTGCCGTAGACTTCGGTTCGGAAGGTGCAGGTGCCGCCGTACAGCTCGGGCACGGCAGGCAAGCTTGAGAAACTGCCTTGGCTAGGCCGCGGCGTCATGGCGATTGTTGGCGTCATCGTCAGGTCGAAGACGTTGAACGCAGCATCGGCCGCAACGAGGCTCTCGGCCGTTCCGCTGGTGGTTTCAATCTTGGCGGCAAGGACGCTCTTTCGTCGAAGCAGTGGCATGGTTATCTCCTTATTGGTTATTTCTTTTTGCCGCGCATCATGTAACCGTCGGCATCAAACCGCATTCGAGTGTTTGGGTTGCTGCGTTCCAGTTCCTGAAACGCAACTTTTTTGGCAACATTCTCGGCAAATCTTTTTTGCATGTACTCGCCGATTTTGGCTTGGTTTCCCAGTCCTGCGACCATTCCCCAAACGCTGATGCCTTGGACAAAGTAAAGTCTCGTTTTTCCCGACCTGCTCGGCTGCACTTTGGCTTTTGACGGCTTGTCTTTTATGTTGACCGCGATCCACGTTTCGCCTTTTGTGCTGCGAATAAATGCGTTGGGAATGACTCGCCGCCCGCCTTTTTTCAATACTTGGTAGCTGACAGATGTATGATTCTGGCCTTTCTTCAGTCCTTTGGTTGACGGTGGTTTTTGTTCTGGCTGAAAGTAGTTCAGCCCAAGCCGTCGTTCTGGATTGACCGACAGCTTGCCTTGGTAAACGTCCTGTTCTCGGGACGCCCTGTGCATCTTGATTTTGTCTACAACGTCTTTTTGGCGGACGTTGTATTTGCCTTTTCCCTCGTCACGACCGGCTAGCAGTTTGGCCGTGTAGCGTCTTCCCTGCGGCAGGGTTTGATTGATCGCCTGCAGCATCGCATTAGGCAATGCAGCGCTCCACTTACTCAGCCTTTCGGCATACTGCGACATGGCGCTGGCGTCGACGGCAAACGTGAGCGGGGCTCTTTGTTTTGGCATCACGTCCTCGACTGGTAAGGGTTGTTTTCAGTCGTGCGAAACGTCACGGTCAGCGACAGCTTAAAGCCGCTGGATTCCTCGGTCGTGATGTCCGTCACGTCGCCGACCTTGGTATCAATGGCCAGCGTGTCCCAGTTGTGCCAGCTGGCCGCTGGCGTGCAGATGGCTTTGATCGTGTCCGAGGCGAACGTGTTTCGCAGCGTGTCGATCTTAGACGTGCTGGACTCGGTCGGCATCAGCAGCCCGGCGATCGTGAACTCCAGATCGTAGGCCGTTGCTGGTGGGTTGCCCGGCACCGACAGTTCTTCGTTCTTTGAAAGATTCCCCTGCGTGACGATCAGTTGGTTGTTCTGCGGACGCCAGCCATCAAAACGAACCGGCCGAACTACCTCGGACACGCTCAGTTCGTAACCGTTGGCAACCGTAATCGACTGCAGACGGGTCCGCACCTTGGCGGCGATCTGTTCGCTGATTGGGGTTGCCATGTCGCCTTATCCGTTAAGTGCCAAAACGATCACGCCAGAATCGTCGCTGAGCTTGCGAGTGACCGTCATTCTGGTTGTTTGGGAATCATCAACCCGGCGTTTCAGGTCGACGTAGTCCTGTCCGCGATTGACCTCGTTGCTAAGCACGCCCTTGACGGGATGGCGTCGCACGCGAATCACCAGGTCAAACAGCATCGGGTTACCGGCTTGGTCGAAGACCGCCGGAGGGTTGCGTTCGATGATTGCGTCAATCGAACGGGAACCGCCACTAGAAAAAATAGACGACCGGCTCCGCGAACTCGGCGAGTAGTTGCGGAAGCGCGGCCGTCTGGAAAGCAGTGTCAAACCGACTCGCCACGGTGCCCACCTCTCACTAGGTGATGTTGGTGAGCAGGTGGCCCATTTCCGTGTAAAGCACAATTTCATCAACGTCGTGTCGGACGCGGATGATGTTGGCCCGAACGGATTCATCCCGGTAGCTCTCGACAGTGCCGCCGGGGCTGCTGCCGTCTTCGCTCCAGTGGAAAATCCGACCGATGCACGGTTCGGCCATGTCTTGGCTGGTTGCGACTTTGCAAACCATCGCGAAGTTGTCGCCCCAGATTTGCACCGGAGCCACGTTCTGTCCTTCGGTGGCGTTGTTGCGGCTTGCGCCAGCAACGATCACCATGTCCAAACCCATCGCTTCGGCAATCAAATTTGCAGTGATGTCGGACTGCTTGGAAGCCTGACCAGCACCGTTGCTTTCGATGGCGTCGATGACCTGCTCGATTGCGTCGCAGGTTATAGAATACCTTTTGATTGATGACCAAAGCGTTCGGCCAGTGCCCGGTGTTGTCATAGACACGGTTTCGCGCCGAGTTCACGTTGTCCAGCGGAGTCGACGTTGCGGAAACGCTCCATTTGGTTCCGACTGCCGTGGTGAGGGCTGCACCGGTCCAGACGCTGGTGTTGAACACCGCATCAGCGACTCGCTGCTCCGCGTTGCGGAGAACGCTGGAAAACGCTCGCAGGGTGGCGATTTGCTCGGCGTCGAAGTAGTTGGCGTACATCTTTGCCTGGCGATCATCAACCGGTTCCTCGGCACCGTGCTCTTCGCAGGCGTAGGTTGCGGTTGTGAAGGTAAAGGTGCCGCGGCTGTAACCGCTGCCCGGTGCTCGGCGGGTGTTGCGCTGCTGCAGCAACTGCTCGACTGGGATGATGCCATAGACGCCAGCATGCGAGGCCACGTCGATGATTGGGAACACCTTTGAGGCGATGAAGCCCGCCTTATCGCTTTCAAGATCAAACTCAAGGAACGACGCCAAGTCAGGACGCAGCGTCGTCAGTGCACTGGTAGGGGCTGGCATAGTCTAGGACTCCTGTATTTTGTCAAATTGGTTGGTTGTTGGTTAGCTTTCGAGGACGTAGGTCAAGAGCACGTCGATGTGGGTTGCGGTGGTCAGCGTGCCGTTGGCCGTGATGGTGATCGCGGTGTTGGCGTCGCACTGATTGAAAGAGGCACCGTCGGCCAGCACGCTGGAGTTGGCGGTCACACCAGCCAAAACGCGGGCGCTTTGGGTAAGCGCGGCAACCGTGTTGCTGACCAACTGCACCGCCGCTGCGGATTGAGTGCCGGTGATGCGAATTGCCGTTGCGCCAGCGGCGTTGCCGCCGATAGCGATCATCGAGGCGTCAACCAGCCGATAACGCCTGTTGGCGACCGCTGGAAGCAGCGTTGCACCAGCATTGACGTTGGCAGTGGTGACGCGGGTTCGCAGCGAGCGAACGACGCCGGGGTCTGCACCGTAATGCAAGACCTCGATGATATCGTTGTCGGCGGTGGCGGCTTCCAGTGCGACGCCGAAAGGAACGGTGCCGCTTGATCCGACCTTGCCAGCTGCGGCACAGTAGACCAAAGCACCCAAGCTGATCGCACCGTTGGCGACCACCTTGCGAGTGCCATGAGCACTGATCAAACGAACGCCGACCGGTTCGTCAACGAACGTGGCAGCGTTTTCAGTGGTTCCAAGTCCGACGTTGGTGGCTTCGGCAAGTGCCAAGCGACCGGTCGAAAGGTTGGTCACTCGAAGGTGCTGGCCAATTGCGGCTACCGGCGAGAAACTGCCGGACTGCGGATTCTACGTATTGAGACATGTGCGTTTCCTTTGCGAAATGGTTTGTTGTTTGTTAGCTGTTGATTTCTTTGACAACGAGTTCCTGAAGACCAGGAAAATCACGATTCACCAGCTTTGCGGCCTGTGCCTTGTTTTTTCCCCGTCCCTTGGCGACATATTGATCGATCAAGTCGTTCCACTGCGACTTTGCAGTCACAACTTGACCGACTGGACCTGATGGCTTGGCAACGGGTTTCAGGCCTGACTTGGCGCGAGCACCCGGAACAACGACAACCGAAGTGCTTTCCTCTTCGTCGTCTTCCTCTGGCGTGACAGGTCCAGGCTGCGATGGCATTTGCTCGGCGGCCTTGGCACGAAGTGCGACAGCCTCTTCCTGCATCTGGCACATCTTTTGTTCAGCTGCGGCCAATGCGGCCTTCAGCTGTTCGTTCTCCTGCTGCACGTCGGTCAGCAGTTTGTCGCCGACTTCGGCGTCGGTTAGTTCCGCCTCAAGTGCGGCGACAATGAAAGCAGGGTTGACGTTGCCGAAGCGAGCCTTAATTGACTTCGCAGTGGCGACGACTTTGGGGGCGCTGCTCATATGGTTTTTCTCCTTCTGGTCAGCAAGTTCGCCGCTCGGATGGTCGCTTGCGTTCAGCGACGAAAACACCCGCTCCGGCATGTTTCCTTTGAATCTGGCAACGGCCACGCTTGGACGGGCCTGCGGAAGCACGGAATCAACGAGGCCGCTGGCAACTGCATCCGCCGCGCCCAGCCAGGTTTCCGCCGCCATCATCTGTTCGATTTCCTGCGTGCTCTTGCCAGTCTTCTTGGCGTAGGCCGCGATCATGTTTTGCTTCAGTCCGGCCAGCATGTCGGCTTGCTTGGACAGCTCGGCATCGTCGCCTTCCACCTGAGTCCAAGGGTTGTGCAACATCAGATAGCCGTTCTCGGTGATTTCTACTCGGTCGGCGGCCATCGCGATCAGACTGGCAATGCTGAACGCACTCGACTCGACCACCGCACGAGTTGGACCAGACCACGCCTTGATGGCGTCGTAAATGCCGAACCCGTCGAACACGCTGCCGCCTTCGCTGTCGATGCGGATGACGAGTTCCTGCGACGGGTCGCACGATGCCAACTGGTTTTTGAATGCCTGCGCTGGTTACGCCGGGATACCCGATCGCTCCGTATAGCTTGATCTCATTCATTGGTCAGCTGCTCCTGCGGCGTGTCCACCGTGCCATCGCTGGCGTCTTCGATGTAGATGTCTGCCTTTGCTGATGAAACTCCAAGGCTGTCAAGTTCCAGCCGCGCGCGGCGTTCGCTAAATGTTCCGTTGGCAAACTTTTGCAAAACGTCGTCGATTGCTTTTTGATTGTTCTGCCAGTTCTTCCTGCCAACGCCGACCATTTCTCCGGTTGGTGGCGGCTGGCTGGAGTCAGAACCTGATGCGGCCGCAGCTGCGGCGAGTGCCTGCGGATCTTGCATGGTCATCTGAATCCCGGCAGGCATTGGCAAGCTAATCAGCTCGCGCCAGTGGACCGGTGCGTTATCGACGAACACGGCATTGATTTCCGCCGCCTTTCGTTTGGCTTGGATGATGGCGTAGCTCATGTCACCGACAATTTCGTCGGCGATTTCTTCCCAGTCGCGGCCACCCTTGGCGTGCAATCTGCGAGGACTGGTCAATGCGTTTTGAATCCGCAGGGCGTCGCCCTGGGCATCGGCCACCGGGTCAATGTACTGCCAAGTCGGCGCGTTCCACCGATGGCCAAAAATGTCGATGCCGTCCTGACGTGCCGCGACTCGCAGGGTGCGGTCTTCGGCAATCCACTGCCGAACCTTCCACTCGTAGACGGGTTGGTGTAGACGATTCAGTAGATTCTGCTGGTTGGCCTTGAATCCCTTACGGGCTTCGTCAACCGCGCCACGCCAGCCGCTGAAGTTCGTTTCACTACCGTCCATCAGCACCAGACACAGCGGCAGGCCAAGGTTCACGCCGATGATTTGCAGCATCAACTTGACGTGATCGAAAAACTCAGCGTTCGGCACGTTCGGGCTAAAGCCTTGCAGTTCCTCGCCTTCGGCACCGATGATTTCCATGCCGGGACCGATGTTTTCGATGTAGCGGGTTCCCTGTCCGGTCTGTTCGACCTGCGGCAGTCCGTAGCCGTCTGTCGATGGCAGCGGACCGCCGCCTGCGATGGCGTTGCGTTTGCGGAAGATGGCAAAACAACTGACGACCTGCTGCTGTACCAGCTTCGCAAAGTTGATGTCCTCAAACATTCCGGCGACGCTGAAGATCGGAGCCAGTGCCGTGACGCCGCGAGTCTGGTTGGTTCGCTTTGGGTTGTAGACGTGGAACAGGACGCGGTTGCCCTCCTCGTCTCGAACGTCAATTGGTACGGCCGTTTCCTTGAGGTTGGCAATAACGGACATCACGCCTTCACGCTTGTCTGCCGTGTACCAATACTGCGTTCGCTTGCCGTACTGGTCACGGGTGACGCCGAGAAACGTGTTTTCCTGCGGCGTAAGCGTTTGAATGCTGTGAGCTTCGATTAGCTGCAACTGTCCGCCAGCCGTTCCAAGTGCGACGATGTCGCCGTCCAGCAGCATCGACCGCATCACGTGCCGCTCGATGTCCTGAAACGTGAACTCGCCAGCCATGTCGCAGGCGTCGGGGCTGCTGGTCCAGTCTTGCCACCGCTGCCAGAGATCGAGGTCTAGCTGGCTGTCGCCGGTTCGCACGTCGAGCGTGAAACCGTCTTGCACAATATTGGCAACTGCCCGGTCGATGGTCTGCCCAACGATGGCGTCGTTGCGGTCCATGTCTCGAGCTTTCTCGATGTCGCGGTAATAAAACTCCTCGGTGCGGTAATGAAAATCAGCACCGCCGCCGCGAGGAGCTAGTCCCGTGCCGCTTGCGAATGAACCGGCTTTCGCGGCTCATGTCATAGTCGGCACGGATCGTATCGAATTCCGTGGCGATGGTTTTTCGCTTGCGTGGTGAGGCGGTCATCGGAATCCGTGATTAACCGACAGGAAACGAACGCGAGACGCCGCTGCCGAAGCCGTGTCCTTGGCCGCAACGAACGACTGAGCCCGAGCCAGCATCTGCATCACCTCGGCCTTGGACCGGCTGAGGCTGCTGCCTTGATTGCTGGCGGCTGGCCGCGGCGATGATCATCCACCGCTTGGCCGCTGTGATAAACAGTTTGCGCGGGAAACGCTGTCCGTTTCCTCGAAGTCGGCGTAATCGATCAGGTCGTTTTCGACATCCGAAAGGTCGTAAGTGGTCATGTGCAAATAGTAACCAACTGAACGCCTGTCACTATCAAGAAAACCGCCTTACAAAATTGCGGATTTTCCGCACTTAGTCGGCAAGCTGTTCCAGCAGCCAAAGAACGGCTTGGCCCATCGTTCGGCATGGGTAGCCGGAGTGCAGGATGTCGCCGCGTGATTCCAGCGCGTAGTAAAGACCATTAAGTGCCTGTTTTTGTTTGGCACTGATGTTGCGAATATCCATCCGCTTTACCTTGGACATATGCAGCGGCTTGCCCTTGTAAACTGGAACGCGGATCGTTTTCCACTCAATTTCCAGCGTCGGGTCTGACTTAACCTCTACAGCCGTGTCCGCGTGAACTTCAACCGCTGGCACTTCGTCCACTGTCGGCAGTTCGTTTTTCTTTGCTACTTGCTTCGCCATGCTTACTTCCTTTGGGTTGCCACGAATGCCTGTCCATGCGGCGTGCTGGCGACAATGCCAGGACGATTCCGAACGGTCGGTTTGGTTTCTGATTTTGCGATTGCCTTTTGCATCGCCTCGGCGGTGACGCGGGGAATCAGCCGCACGCCAAGACAGCCCGCCGCCGCACAGGCCAGCGCGGTGGCGTCCAAATAGTGGTTGTTTTTGCTCAACTCTTTCCACTTACGGACGACGCCCTTTCCCGGAACAAACTGCTCCTCTCGCATCTCGGCCACGATGTGGTGGCTGAACGCCAAATGCCGCTTCTTGTCGTGTCCGACGTACAAACTCAGACTCCCGTCGTTCCACTGGTGAGCCTCGTTAAAGGTGGCCGTCAGGAATCGCTCCTGCAGCCAGCCTTTCCAGTGCTCGACGTCGATGATGTACAGCCAGATGCGCTCCTGCGGCTGATGGTTGGCAAAGACATGGTTAAACAGCCGCCTAGTCGGTGACTCCGTGCCCATGTGGAACTTGCTCGAGGCGTAGCCCTTGCTGGCTGCAAACGGCGTCCCGCCAACCCGGCGGATAAACTCATACACGGCCGGCGAATAGTCGCCAGAATCAACAAGGCAAAAGTCCGGCGGATTCTTGGCCATGATGTCGGTCCGCCACAGAAGCAGGCTTTGCAGCAACGCAATCTCGACGGCCTGTGCATCGGTCGCCGCCTGCATTCCTGGCGTTTCCATGACGCCGTAATCGATCACAACGCCGGTGGCATTGCCGAACCATGCGATCTTGGTCCAGTGGCTGTAGTACTTGCCGAGGTCGAGGCCGACGGTGATCTTCAGGTCTTCCATCTTCGGCAGCTCGTGCTGCTCCAGGCCGCTGACACGGCTGGCGACTTTGTGGGCTGTGAGTCCCAGCGTCTCGGCCTGCTCCTCCTCAGGCGGTGCGTTTTGGATTTCCGTCAGGACGTAGTTCAGGCCGTTATCGGCAACGAGGTTGTAGATTGACTGCAGGCGCTGTGTTCGATGGCGACGCCTTCGCGGGTCACGGCCCGGCTGTACCGTTCGGGGTTCAGCACCTCGCTGCCGCGTTCCATGTCTTCTCGGTTTGCCAGATAAAACGCTGTGGCGTTCAGCCCGCATCCGTCGCCGCTGCGCTGGTCTTCCTGACGCTGGTCGATGTACTGCTGCCAAAGGTCCGCACGCTCCGGCCACTGCTTGACGCCGCTGTATCTGCGTCCGTTCCAGCTGGGTGCCTTCGCCTGGTTGGTCAGCTTTTCGGCAAGGCAGCGATTGTTTTGGATGGTACACAGCACCACTCGACTGAGCCGCTTGCGGCCGTCGGCCAGTCCCGCCACGTCTCGGTTGAGGATCACGTCTCGCGTCTCGACTTGGTTCTCGTGGAACGCACTTTCCCGCGTCTCTGGATCATCGACCAGCACAAAGTCGGGACGATTGCCGCGGATGTTGATGCCACGGATGGCACTGTCCATTCCGGCCCACGCCATGCAGACAGCCGAATAGATGCTTACGCCGCCTTCGTGCCAAGGTTCGCCCTTGATGGTTGGCGGCAGGCCGTCAATCTTCGGGAAGACGACCTGATTGCTCGACCACTGGATTTCGGTTGGCTTGCCGTTGTGCGTCTGCTTGGCGGCTCGCTGCGGCGTTCCTTCGAGTGCCGCACATGGCACGCACAGTTCTGGGAAGTCCTCGATCAGCTTTTCATTGCTGTCAAAATGCCGCCGGATGTCGTCGAAGATGCGGCTGGCAAACGTGCCACTGGCCGCAATCACCAGCGGAAAACGGACTAGCCCGCGGCAGATCAGATAAACGATCATCGCCTTGGTGATTTCCGTCTTGCCGTCGCCGCGTGGTGCCGCAATCGCCTGGTCACCGCCGAACTCGGCCACGTCGACAATCAGCTGGATCATCTCCTTCTGGTAGTCCGCAAACGGCGACCAGAACCGATCGGGAAAGTAGTATTTCAAAAACGCCACCGGGTCGCCCAACAAAGCTCGCCGTCTCTGCAGGTCGACCGGTGGCGGAATGACAATGCTGTTTCGCTCCAGCTGTTTCCGCTCGGCGTAGCGTGCTTGCTTAGACTGCTGCTCGCCGCTGTATTTTTTCACTGTTTGAATCACTTGGCCGCTCGCCTTGGCCTATGTGGAGAAAATCAGGTCGGTTGCTTGTAAACGTATGCCTTTCCAGTCGCGATCGTTTCCATGCTTCCAGACCAACTTGCCTGCAGTGTGTAGCCGCAGACCAGAACCGCAATTTCGCCCGTGTACTCGCCGCTGATGTTTATGGTTCCGCTAGTCGTGATTGACGTGGAACTTGCAACAACCGACGGCAGCGTCTGCAGCTCGGTTGCCGGATCGCCAAGCGTGAAGAGAACCAGTTCAACATAGGTCGCCGACGTGTAATTCTTTGCCACTGTGAATGCAATGGAAGAATGCGCCGCCCCGCCATAGGTTCGGCCGTTGAACACGACCAGCGTGCCGGTGTCAGTGACCGGGGAAATCAATTGCACTGCAGAACCGGACAGGCCTGCATTAACGGCCGCTGCAATTTCAGTTGCCGCACTTGCGGCCAGTGCATTGGCATCAATTGATTCTCGCCCAATTGCTCCAGATATTGACCCAAACTGAAATGTTGATGCGGTATCCGCCGCGTAACCCCACCAAGCCGCTACCGCATTTGCTCCCGACGTTGCAATGAGCTGATAATTGTTGGCGGCAACGTTTGCGAATGTCGCTTGATAGATGCCTTTTCGGTTTGTTTGCTCGACGACCGAGCTGGCCGTGTAGGAAACGGTATCGCTTCCTCCGACAAACAGCTTTGCCGTGAGCGTCATTCCGCTGGGTGCCTCAAATTCGATTAGTTGGGTTGGCATGCTTAGCTCCGCATTGCAATCCATGCCTTGAGTTTTGGAACGGCAATGGCTAAGGCATTGAAAAATTCAGCAATCTCCGGCACCTCTCTGGCCGCCTCCAGAATGCGGGCCGTTTGGACCGTATCTTCCTTGGCGTACAGATCACCGGTCGAACTCATCGGGCATACGCTGATCCGAAAGACAGACACGTCCTGAGGCTGATTCGGACCCGGCAAATCAATTGCCAGCCGACGAGTCCAGACAAGATCAAAGACCTGTTCAGGAACTGCAGGAACGACAACCGGATCGTCAATTGCAACTGGCTCGAGCATACGTTCAATTCCAAAAACACCGAGGCCCAATTGCCCCGGTGTAGCCGCAGAAACGAAACTTAGACCGGAATCTCAGCCCACACCAGCGCACCGTCGAACGATGCACCAGTCAACGCCGCAGTTTGGCCCCAAGCCAGATAGCAACCAGGAGCAACGACAATTGAGCCGCGAAGGTCATCGGTCAGCAGCGTGACGTTGGTCACTGCAGTTGCAGCCGTTAAACCGCCCGAGGCCGAAGGCATCAGCAAGTTGCTGGCGAGCGCACCTGTGTTTGCCGTATTCACCATTGCGTAACCAGCGCCACCAGTCGCGGCGAGTGAGTACAAGTTACGCGAAGCGGTTTGTGTTCCGGTGACCGCAGTGCCGCCTTGGTTGACACCGTAAAAAGCCCAGTCGTAAGCGACTGCTGCCGTACCAGTGCTGCGAATTGCAAGCTTGCTGTAAAGAACAACGAGGTCAACACCGGAAGCGACTGGGTTGAACAGCCCAATCGCTGGCGTACCAGCAGCACCGCCGGTAAATGCCGAGGCATTGATTGCGGCAAAACCGACTTGGTAAACGCGACCAGCCTTGACCAGTTGGTAATAGTCTGGATTCAACTTGGTATCCAGAATTTCACCAAAAGAACCGGCAGGCGCATTGGGTGTGCCTGCTGTCTGACGAGTCGATGGCAGCGCGCCTGCCTGTCCTTGAATAATCATGAAACGTCTCCTAGTTAGCCATGTTCGTGAACGAACTGGACTGACTCATGTAATCCGCAAGTAAAACGTCAGGTTCATCCGTTGCGGTGACCGGATTAACCCCTTGGTTGATTTGGTATTCGTAAGTCGCAATGACTCGCAGCGTTGCCAGAATTTGATAAAGCAGTTCTGGTATAGATTGGTCCGAGATGGTGCTTGGCGATTGCGTCACCACCGGCGAACCAAGCATTGTTGTGAGCATTGGCCGCGAAGCACTGGTCGCATCAAGTCCGCCGACCGTCACCGGGGGGAATGTCGATTGTGCGGCAGTTTGCGAGGCAAGCGTTTGAGTTGCTCGACCGTATGTCGCGTTAAACGTGCCGTACTGATAACCGACCGGAAGTGGTCCGACGATTTGCTGATTTCCTTGACCGTCTGCGGTGAAGCGTCGAGTCAAACCGGCGTAATCAGCACCACCTGTAGGCAGCGGGTTTGTCGTCGGGGCAACACCAACCGCCACGTTTCCGGCAACTGCTTGAACACCAGTCAAGCCGCCAGTGACAACAGCCGTTCCACCAATTTGCGAGACGTTCACGCTTTGGGTTGACGGAATGAAATTCGCCGGTGCAGCACGAAGCTGAACCTGAGTGGTGAGAATTTGCCCAGCGGTCAAAGCAGTAACGTAAATGCGAAAATATTTTCCCGTCACTGGAAATACCCAGACCGCACCGCTGGTTGGGTTGGCTAAAGTGACTGCGGGTGCATTAGCACCAGTTACAGGCCAGCCTCCTGCATTACCACCAGCGACCGGATATTGAATGTCGTTGGTGGTTTGAAAAACAACCGTACACAAAGCACTTGTAGAAAACGTCACGACAATTGACTGGTAGCCCGTGGTGTTAATCCAGCCTGTCGGTGTCGTCAATGCCGCTTGAGAAATGCCGACAATTGGTTGCGGTGCATCTGTGAGTTGAAAACCGCCATCAGCACCGACCCTTGTTCGCAGATTCGCGCCGCTTGGCGACACGCCGCCGACCATGACCGGCTGCGACTGGTCAAGCACAACGCTGGGCATTCCGTCATCGGCAACATCAAGCCAGATTTGCAACAAGTCGGTGTTGGCGAATGTTGCGGAATTTGTGTTTAGGTCCAGCGTCAGGACGTTGTTGACTAGACTTGCTGCACCAAGCAAAGGGTCGCAAAAATTGTATAACAGCGTGTTTGCTGTCGCGTCGTTAATCAGCAGGATGTTGTCGAGCGTGATGCTCGTTGCAAGGTTGGAAAACGTAATCGTTTTCGCTACCTTGTCGAAGCTGTAACTTCCCGCAATGTCAACGCCGAGTAGTTTCTTCATGCTTTACCCCAAGGCCACTGCGGCAGCGATTGCAAACGGCTGAGTCGCAACTTGAGTCCCGTAATTTGTCAAAGAACCATCGACGTTAACCCTGCCATTGAATTGAGTTTTGGCACTCCCACCACCGGTTGTAACTTGAAAGTTTTGACCAGCGGTTGGGTTGACAAAAACCCCGCTTGATGTGCTTGCGATGTTGACCGCGGAACCGTTCAGGCTCAGGTTGTCGTTAGAAACAATCGCGATTCCCGCATAATCAGTTCCGACTGTGATGTAGTTGGAACTGTTATCCGTTGACAGCGTAAAGCCAAAAGTATCCGCAGTAAAAACGGAATTTGTTTGCGGTCCCGTAGTTGTGACCTGAAACGAACTGCTGGCGACCAAACTGGACGAGTAACCCGTCCAGTCGAGGTTGCCAATGATTGCCGATGATGGAAAGCCAAGGATTGCCATTAGCTCATCGCCTCTTGACCGATGATTTGAGTGCTCACGTTCGCCGCAGTGGCCGAGGTGTTAGTCACCAGTGCGGTGAGAATATCTGTCGCATTTCCGCGAATGTTGTTGAGCAGCGGAAACAAGTTGTCAATCTGCTGGTCAACCGGCTGGTTTGCTGGGACAAAAATTGAGTAAACAACCTCACCAGATGATGTAAACGCCGTCGCGCTGCTGTCGATAACCGCAAACGAGTTTGGGCTTGCCGTATTTGCGACAAAACTCGCACCCGTCAGGTTGACTTGCGAAGTCGGCGTGCTTGTGACCAGCTCGACGTAAATCGCTTGGTCGCTGGTAATCTGCAATCGCCGAGGCAGCAATTGCCCGCGATTGATTTGGCCGATCGTGTAGCTGTTTCCAACGGCAGGAGCAGTTACGGTTCCGCCAGTGATTAAGTCAACAAGGTTCAGCGTGTTGCTGGTGTTCGACACGATGCGCGCTATATTTGGCAGCATGCCGCCGGATGGCGTTCCGTAGTTTACAAACCGGCCAGCCCATTGGTCGGTTGTCCAGGGCGTTCCGCTAACCACCAGCGTCGAAGTCGTGCCCGAGCTGATGGCCGCAGACGCTTGCGTATATTCCTGCGTTCCCATCGTCCGGCCACGAACGCTGACCACCGGGATCCGGTTTGCCGAACCTGCGATCGAGCGACGACCGCCAGCTGACTGCGGATTGCCGTAGGCGTAGGTAAAACCACGTTGATCATCGACGCCGCCTTCGACGAGAACCGACACGCCATAGTGGAACATGTCGTTGGCTAGTGCGGTACCGAGGTTTCGCTGCTCGTAACGAACCGGCAAATTTCCTGTTCTCGCCCAAGGACGACCGGGAGTTGGAAGCACAAGAATCGCCCACTGGTGGCCAACGACCGGAGCCGACGAAAGTGGCTGGCCAGTCGTTACCGCAGAAAAAGTGAGCGTGTTGTTGGTGTTGCCGCTAATGCGTGCCAGCGTTGGCGACTGCGAAACGACGGACCCGCCGGTTGTCAAAGTTGCGTTGCCGCCTGTACAGCCCGTAAACGACGTGGCAGTCACGCCGGTGTAACTGACCAACTGGTTCTGAACAAGCAGTTGGCCGGATGACGGGAATCCGCTGGTAGACACTACGTTGATCGTTCCCTGAGGCATTGTCTGCCCATTGGAACCAGACGAAACCGTCGTTGTTGGAGTAACTTGCAGCGTAAACGACTGCCATTGATTTGGAACCCAATTAGCCGCCGCGACTGTTAGCGTGCTGGTCGTTGAAGCAGTCGAAGGACCGCCGATTCCAAGCGATGATGAACTGCTTGCGGCGGGTGCGTTATTTCCCGATCCGACTTCGTGCAGAATATACGGTTCGCCGTCGATCAATACGCCCCACCGGAGAGCGCCGCCGCCGTACCAGGCGTACTCCAGCCAAAGCATTTGCAAGCGGTTCCAATTCATGGTTCCGAGAACGCCCTGAGGATCGGTCCAGCTGTAGGCTGGAATCTTGACGTCGGTTGGCCGTCCCTGCGTAAGAACCGAACCAACATCCGAGCGAATGACGGCAAACATTCCGGACGGATTGTTTAGGTCCAGCGGGTTTGCGCCCTGCTCGAAAAAGATTCCGTTGTTGTCGTCAAAATAACCAATTCGCTGGACTTGGTTTTGATTGTTCACGCCGAAGTTTACCGCCGTAGCCATGAACATCGACTTGCCGGGTTGATACCGATGATAGGGTCGGCTCTGGCGAATGTTGGTGTCACCGGATGCCGTTCCAATTGACATGCGGATTCCGCCTTCACCCGGCAAGTGCGTGATAGAACCCGTGCCAATGTTCAGCGTTTCCCATCGCAGCGGCTGCGGGCTGTACTCAAAGTCGGCGTCATAAACGTTCTGGCCGCGGCTCATCTTCACGCGGCCCATTGCGTCTCGAACTCTTTTTGTGTTTACGAATTCGCGAATTGGCACGAGAAGTTCTCCTTACTTGTTTTCGATTTTTCGATTGAGATCAGCCAAGCGTTCCCACAGTTTTTCGCGGTCTTTTCGGCATTCAACAACTTCAGCACGAACAGACTCGAACTGGGCCATGAACCATTTGCCCATGTATGCGACGACGCCGCCAAGCGTTGCAACAGCAGCTCCAAGGGCACCGATCAAACTCAAGTCAACGTTTTGCATGTTGCCACCATTAACTCAGCGGGTTTGGGTTTGGGAAACTCATTCCTGCCGGTGCATAGCCGATCATCACCGTCCACTTGGCGGCCAGTGCCGCTTCGATGCTTTTGGTGGTCCACTCGTTGCAGCCATCGCCCGCCCAGCGACTCGACCACGAGTTGATCATGACTACATTCCCGCCAGCTCGCCGCTGCCAGAAAACTGTGCTGTGTCCGCCGCCGCCGCGGCCGCTATAGCTGTCGACGACTTCGCGGTCGCAGCTGCTATTCCAAGTCACTCCAATTTGGACGGGCAAGCCTTGGTCCAACCATTCGACCACTGAGTTCACGTCTTTGAATGGTTTGGTTGTCGCGAGTCGAAACAAGAACTTGCCCTGTGCGGTTGGCGGCATCGCCGGGTTATAACGGCCGGGATATGGCCAGTCCGATTCGAGGCACAGCCCGTGCTGAGTGGCCACGTATTGGCCGCCGCTGAGCGTGCTGCCCATGTCGCCGCGGATGCCGTCTTTTTGTTGGCTGAGGTAGTAGGCCGCGGCGCGGCTGAATGCCTGTTTACGGCCGGTTGCCAAGAAATAGCAGATGCTGAACACTTGCGCCAGCGCATGGCCTTGGCAATTATGCACGACCAGACCTTGTGCGACAAAGGAATGGTCTTCGTCTACGGTGATGTCGTAAACTGGAAAATCGACAACTGCTTCACGTTCAATTGTCCGAATAGGTCGCAACTGCCCCTCGTCACACCAACTGTAGGCAGTTTTTGTGTTGACGGTTGCAAACGAATCAGCCGCATTGCCGACGAACTGAACAGCGTCACCGCTGTAAAGGTATGTTTGGTATGACGAAAACCGCTGATGGTCGCGTTTTTGAGTTATCGAACGGCCCGGTTTCATTCCAATTGAAACCAGAAGCGTTGACAGTTGCTGCGACAAAACACGGGACGCGGTTGCAGAATGCAGCTGTAACGAGCGAACACGATTGCCAGATGCTGCTACGCGCCCGGAATCGTATCTGGCACGACTCCCATCTCCGGCAAAATAACCGCGAGCAAATGCCAGTTTTTGTGAATTGCTGCCAGTCAGAATGAAAGGCGGAACGTGCTTTTTATTGCAAAATTTTCCACAAAGCTTTTCAAGCAATCGCCCAATCACGCATCCTTGCAGGCGGATGTGTACAGCCTTTGACGCTTCACGCTTTTGGATGCTTACAGAAACGCCAATGCGTTCCGCGAAACTCACGATCTGTTCGTGTTCAAAATGCTCATCTTTGTGCATCGTGAATACAGCACGATTAACCAGCCCAGCACAGGTTCGATCTGTAGAGCCTTCCGCGACATACAGACCAAGCACATAGCAGGTCAGATCGTCTGCAGGGATAAAACGAGGCACCCAGTCTGGCGAATGCTTTGCTGCAACCCTGTCGCCATCGCACTGCAAATTTTCTACATAATCTGCAACGTCAATAAACTTCGCAGGCTGCTCTTGAACACCACGAGAAACAACCATCTTGTCGGTTTCAATCACTTCATCGGCACGCACCCAAAACAGGTTGCCGTCTCGCCATACACGGACGACATGATCCGCCGTCATTCTAATGGTGCCCCATCCTTTGACGAAAAACCGATACAGGTCACCGCTGTATAGCCGCTGCATAGTGTCGATGACTTGACGTGTTCGTCCTTGGTGCGTCAGGACGCCATCGCCAAAACGAACGTCCTCGATGTTTTTCAGTTGCCCGTCGTGCATCGTGACTTTGGTGCCAGCTGGAAAACAGGATCCCTGCTGACCTTGATCGAGGATGTCAACCACGCCTAGCGGGTCGGCTGCAGTGTTGAATTTTGGAAACGTGTCCTTGAACTGCTTCAGCACCAGCTCGGGCTCTTGACCGCGTGACTCCAGTTCGTCGTGCTGTTCCCAGTCGAATGCGTAGCCGAGTAGTCCCGGCGTCAAGTCGATCGGCCGTTTGTCTTTGCTCACTTCACGGCCTCCAGTGCGGTCGCGATTTCCGTGAGTGCCCCGTACCAGTCTTGGCGGCTGAAGCTGCCACGCTTGGCCTGTTCGGCTTTGACTGCTGCGTCCAGTTTTGTTTTCCAGACGCCCCACTGTTCGCACTTGGCCTTGTCGACGCACTGCCTTGCGGCAACGGCTGTATTGATGTCGGAAAGAATGCGTTCAATGCTCGCCAGACCGCCTTCGCCGAATAGCTGGCCAGCCTTGGCACGGTAGAGACCAGCCCACGCCTTGGCGTTTGCCGTGTCGCTAGGTGCATTCTCAAACGCCACCAGACCGACGCCGTACTCGTTCGGCACCACCGAGGGGTCAGGCGGTGGCGTTGGTTCCGGCGTCGGTCCAGGCGGAGGTGATGGCTTGCCTCCAATGGTGAACGTGACTTCCCGATCATCAATCCCACGCTCGGGGTCGAAGACGGTTATTTCCACTGAATACGAACCGGAACCGGCAAAAAGGTAAGTTGCCTCTGCGACCTTTTCCGGCTCGATGCGGTTGCCGTTTTGCTTGGCCTTCAGGCGAGTGAACTTGTAGTCCGTGCGAATGTCCAGCAGCACGACATCGCTGACGGCAACGTTGCTGTCTTCGCCAACCAAAATCCGGTTGCCTTGGACTACTGGATTCGTCACGCCAAGCAGTGCCTTTTTGCGGGTCACCTGCGTCTCGACCTGTGCTGAGGCGATGCCGCAAAGCAGTAGGGTGACCGTAACGAAAATGGCGGCGAGTTTGTTACGCATCAGATCACCGAAAAGGCTTTTAGGATCAGCATCACAATCTCAATCACCTTTTCCCAGTCGACCTGCGACCAGTCGATCTTGGCCTGATGCGTCACCAACTTGTTGGCGACTTCTTCTTCGATAGTCGCCGCAAAGTCTGGATCTCGGCGGCATCGCTTGGCCAGCCATCGCAGGCCGACACGCCGAACCAGCGGTTCGTGTTTCGCCTTGTCTTCAAGCAGTTCAACGAACGTCATTCTTTCCCCGTGCAGCTCGGCCAGTACGCTGAGCGTGCTTATCACGACAATCGCCAGCAGGATAAACGCAATCACTTCGCCGCTCACTTGTGTGGTTCTCGGTACGTTGGCGCGACCTTGACCAGGAGCAGCGTTTCGAGAATCGGCCACTTCTTGGCAAGCAGGCCAATCACTGCGTTTGCAAGTCCCGTCAACACGATGATGATGGCCGCTTGAATGGCCATCGACTGGTCTGGCGTGAATGCCACGCCGAGCTTGTTGAGCAGCCAAGCCGCCAGCCAAGCCCACAGGCTCGAGGCAGCAACCCGAATGAATCTTGTCACGATGTCAGACATAATCCCGCCAGTTCCTTCGATTGTGTGGTTCCCAGTACTTTTCGGCGTAATAGCCACGCATCCACGCCACTCGCCTCGTGTTGCCACCCTGTCCCTTTTCGTGCGGACAATCCTGCGGCAACTGTCCGAGGTGGTAAGCCTTGCGGCCGTCCTTCTCGTCGGACTCGTACAATACCAGCGGGCTGTCTTCCCTGACCTTGTTGGTGGCCATCATGACCTCCCGCTGGCTTATCTCATCGACGCAGCAGCCGCTTGATGGCTGCTACGCTGCCACAGCGAATTGGGGCCGTGACCGAGTGGACGGTGCCAGCCGCGCTTTTCAGCTTTGTTCGGCACCAGACTGAACCGCCCGAAATAACCCCGACCACCTTGCCAGCGGCATTAACAACTGGCCCGCCCGAATCGCCAGGCACTGCAAAACTAAACAGGATGGACGACTGCTCGCCGACAGCCGCCACTTTGCTTTTGAAACATCTAAGGGCCTGACCGCCACCGAAGCCGCAGACCTTGACCTCGTCACCTTCGGCCACGTCATCGGCCACTTCCAGCACGCTGCAGCCTTCCGGCGTGTCGCACTGGACGGTGGCAACGTCGGCGTCTCGGTTAAACCGGCGAATGATGCCACGCTTGGCACTGCCATCGTGAAAGCTCACGGTCAGCGTCTGATTACCGTCAACCACATGAGCCGCTGTTAGCACTTCGGGCTTCTGCTCGCCACGAATCACGCAGCCGGTGCCAGTGCCGCCGTTCTGGTCGCCGCGTACGATGACCACGCTGGTTTCGATTCCAGCTGGCTCGACAAATTCCCACAAACCGCTATCAACGCCGACCTGTGCAGCAGCAGGCTGCACCAAAGAAAAGGGACACCAAAGCAAAAACAGATAGCTTGGCGAGATTCACGGATCACCTGCCTTTCGTTGGTTCGCAGGACAACGGGACTTCCTGCGTGAATCGTAACCAACTGGACCGGCGATCAGGTGACCTAATTTTGTATAACGAAATTTTGTCAGGCGTCGTCTCGCAGGACTTCCCGAGCCATCTTGTCCGCATGGCCGCAGCCATCGACTGGGCAGCGAAGGTAGGCGACCTCGCCGCAGCTGGTGCGGACGATCAGACGAACGCCGTGCTCAGGACACCGCGGCCGGTTGTGCGGACTGGTCACCCAGCGACTGGCTTTCTGCGGCTGGTCGGTTGCTTCCGTGTTCATCGGCTTTCAGCTCCGTTGGCTAATGGCGGTTATTCTTCCATGCGTTTTCGGCAAAATTAGGCCGGGGGGTATCGGCGGACAAAAATCGCCCGCCGGTAGGTAAAATCCGACCCAGTTTTTCGAACTTTTTTCCCAACTCCAAGCTGCCAAACCGTCAGAAGGGACCCACAAGCCGGGGGTGGGGGGGGTACCTGTCCGCTTATGGGGCAGTTTACCCCGTTAGGCTTTTACGTTTTCATCACCTTGCGCTCAGCCTCCGTTCCAGCCTGCTCACGTACTCGCTCACTTCGTCGGCTGTGCAGCCGGGATTTTTTAGCCGCCATTCACGCACAGCCATGCCGATGTACTGCGACTGCTTGGTCGCTGCATCTCGCAGTTGGCCGCTGCTGCGTCTTCGGTCAAAGACCAGCCTCCGCACCGCCGAGGCACTTGGAAACGATTCCGCCGACCTCGCCAGAACCAGCACCGCTTGCGATAGCTCGTCTTTCGGAACGTCGCCAAGCACCAAATGCCAGGCGTCCACGTCGACCTGCGTTATCTCGCGGCCAAACGCCGAAAACAGCGCGGCCATCATCAATCCAAGTTCGTGCCGCGTTGTCACTTGCCAGCCTCCTGTGCAATGCGTGCCTGCCCGCCTGCTTCGTCTTCAGCCTTGAGCTTGGCCAGAAGTTCAACCGTGTTCTGCTGACGTTGCTGGCCGAACGTCACTGGCTTGCCGCTGGGCTTGCCGTTGCCGCCTCGCAGGTCGTTGCGTTCCCATTGCCGCACCGCCGCCTTCCAGTCCTTCATGGGGTTCCGTCCGACCTTCCAGCCGTTGGCCGTGTAGTGGTCCATCCACGCCTGCGGGTCAACCTTGCCTCCTCTCTCGGAACAGTATGCCGTCAGCTCAGCCATCGTCGGTCGGTCCTTCCGGCCCGTTTCCTCCCCGCACCCCTCCTTAAGAAGATCCTCTTCCTTTTCCTTTTCTTTTTCCTTAAGGGTATGGATACCCTTTGGATAGCCTTTGGATACCCTTTGGAGTTGATGTCGTTCCCACAGTCGAAACACCGGTGCGTGTGCCTTGCATTCCTTGCTCAGCTCCCCGTACTGGAACCCGATAAACCCGACCAGCCAAAGCTTTCCACCCGGTAAGGCTGCTACCCTATCGCCGCATGCCTTAACAAATTCGTCCCAATCGACGTTGCATCCAATGCGAAAGTTTGCCAGCCGCGGTGACAGGTCCAGAACGCCAGCCTGATCGCAGCAGTCGCAGCAGTATAGCCACGCCAGCTTGTGTTCAGCCTTTAGTTCGACGAACCAAGAATCATCCCACTTTGCTGTCTCAGTAAACCGTTTTCCCATCACGCCCTCCATCCATGCGTTCGCGCCCATTCGGCCAGCAGCAAGCTGTCCGCAATTCGGTGCGTGACCTTGATGAACGGCCAACGCCGCTGGGCCTCGGCCTTGGTGCGGTTTTTGTCGCCGCCAGACATGCAGCCCATGTCCTTCTGCCACTTCTGCGGTCTGACCAGCAGATATGGCACCTCGTTGGCGTCAAGAATGCCCAGGACATGCCCGAAGCTCTGCCCGAAGGTAAACGCCGACTTCACACCCATCTGCGGCGAGCTGTGTACGTGTTCAAGCACGGCCTTAGCGCGGAACAGGTCGAACTGATGAAACCAATCCGCCACGTCCTTGCCAGTGCCGTCCAGCGGGCAGCTGCGGCCGTCCCAAGGCGTCCCGTCGTCCCAGATGGCAGACACGCTGCCGCTCTTGCCGGGGTCAATGCCGAAGTAGATCATGCTCGCCTCCAATCCGTTCTAATAGAATCCTGCCGACTACTTCCGCGACTTGCGGGACGATTGCGTTTCCGAGGCATCTAAGCTTGTCGACCCTGTTTGGGATTCCATTTGCAACTCGCCCGGCAAATCGCACCAGTCCACCGGAAACCCCATCAACCAACTCACCCACTTCGGGTTCAACTGCCCACCAATCTGACTGGAAGGTCCACCCTGAACGACAGTTGTTAGGCTTTTTTGTGTTCCCTTTTTTCCGTTGTTGCCGTTTTGAAATCCCTGACGTTCCTCTGTTCCCGTTGGTGTCGGCCACATCGTTTTCGACACAGCCCATCCTAGCTTGTTTGGCCTTTTCCGTCCGTCTCCACTGCAATTCAACTTCACGTCGTTGCTCGCGTTTGCTGCGTTTGGCGTCGGCCACATCGCCCGCTTCACCGCAGTCGTCAGCGTTCGCCGCGGCCCTGTGCCTTCCAACTGGACGTTCCGTCCGCCATTGCATCGGCTGCCCTGCCTTGGTCGTTCTCCGACGCCCGTGGCGTTGGCCAATACGCCGCCTCCGCTGGATTCGGTGTCCTGCCTTTCCTGAATGATTCGCTTCGCACTCGCATCGTCGCTGCCGGCGTTCCGATGATTGATTGCGATGACGAACACCCTGTCCCTGATATGCGGTGCACCAACGGCGGCAGCCGGTATGCAATGCCACTCCGCATCAAACCCGATCTCGGCCAGCGTCCCAAGTACTCGGTCCAGCCCTCTAGTAGCAGCCCTGCCACGTTCTCCAGCACAACCGCTCTCGGTCGTAGTTCGCGAACCAAGCGAATGGCCTCAAAGAACAATCCGCTCCGTTCTCCATCAAGTCCAGCCCCTTTCCCGGCATAGGAAATATCCTGACAGGGGAATCCGCCGCAGATGACATCGACTGGCTCAAGGTTGTGCCGTCCGCACTGTTTGATATCCCGCTGGCGGTGAACGTCTGGCCAATGTCGCTCAAGGATTCTGGTTGCGTACTCATCGATCTCCACCTGCCATTTGCACTGCATGCCGCAGCGTTCAAAACCAAGATCAAACCCACCGATTCCGGCAAACAAACTGCCGAACGTGATCATCCTCGCCTCCGTGTTTCGGTCTGCTGTGAAAATGCCTGTTTCAGTGAAACAAATCCCCGCCCGGTTTAGGTTGTGGGTGGGGTTGCGTTCTTGGCACTGGAGAATCGTTATGCAGATGCCTGTGTATTCGTTGTTATCCCGATCAAAACAGCACGCCTTGCGACAGTCGCTTGGCGGCTGCTTCGCAATACGCTTCGTTAATCTCGATCCCTATGGCCTGGCGGCCTTCCAGTTTTGCCGCTACGAGCGTTGCACCTGTTCCCATAAATGGATCAAAAACAACGTCGCCCCAATGCGTCAACTGGCAAATCAAATACCGCATCAATTTCACTGGTTTTGCCGCAGGATGTTGCTTTGATAATGATGGATCCACCCAGTACCTAAGAACCGCCGAATCTCTTGATACCCTCAAAGGCGCATTTCTAACTACCTGAATCAACTCCCATGTTTGCTTCCAGCACCGTTTAACATCTCCACCACCGCCAACTGCTGGTCCTTTATCCCAAACCAAATAAGACGACCATTCGCCGGGCCACGGTTTTTTTGGTGAACCAAAAACCAAAGTGCAGACTTGTTTTTCTTTTGCCCATTTAAGTACGTCTAGTCCGACATCTTGCGAATGGTCCCCAACAATTTCCAATTGCCACGCCTTTTTTGATCGACCGTATCTTCCGCCTTTTGAGTTATCACTTAATGAAATACCGTATGGCGGATCTGTAACAACTGCATCCACATTGCCAACGCTTTCCAAAACTTTTCGACAATCGGCGTTGTATATTGTGATTCCTCCGCTGCTGTAGTACGGCTCAAACGGCATCGGCTGGATAACAAACGGTTGCATCGAAGCAACGGTCGACTGTTTTTCTGTTGTCATTGTTTTTCTCCGTTGCTCGATGAACCGTAGCGTTCGGTGGACTTAGCTGCATCCGTGGAGAGAATCGAAATCGTCGCCATCGTCCACTCGTTTTGGCTTCTTAGTTTGCTTGTACTCGTCCACTGCGTTTTTCAACGCTTGCAACCGTCTTGCTTCGTGCAACTCAAGCGGAAACGCCAATTTGATCGGGACGTTTTCGGCTACTGCAATTGCCGCGTTTATCAACTCAATTGTTGCTTGTGCATGATCTTTCATTTTTCATCGCCTTCTCAAAAAGACCTTCCAGAACTGCCACCAGCAACGCGATGTTGCTTCGTTCACTGGCATTCTCAATCGTTACACCGCACTGCAAACCGTATTTGCCATCCGGTTCAAAATTCACTATCAATGTCGCCCGCGCCGTATCCAATTCGTACCGAGCACGCTCCAACTGTTTCACGTTCTCAACGATCGATTCAAACAGCAGACATCGCTGGCGGCTATTCCGTAGCCGGTTGGTGCAGATACTCGCCGTTCACCTTCGTCTCATCCGTCAACACCTCGCTCCAGCAGCTGGCCCACTGGACCGGCTGGCCGTCACGTTCCTCGATGCAGATGCTGCACTGCTGGCTGATGGTGTCGTAGGCAACATCGGCAATGTCCTCGTTTGACATGTCGATGCCGTCGGGGATCGTCACGGTGACGACGACGGGAAATTCAACTTCTACTTCACGTGCCATACTGGCCTCCTTTAGTTAAATGCTTGCTCAAGTTTTTCAAGTCGTGCTTCAAGTGCTTCAATGCGACGGGTATTGGAAGCGATCATTCCGCCAACTCCCGCCCCGTTTGACGACCTGACAAAGCAGCGTGTTGGAACCTCAATGTTGCTGCAAGCGGTCTTGATATGTGTTGGCCTGGGCGACCAGCCAAGGTGCTTGCCCAACCACTCAACTGCGGATTGATAATCCTTGAATGGTTCATTTTTTTCGTTGATGTATTTTTCGATTTCCCTTGCCAACTGAATTGCCATTTTTTGATTTAAAAAACGCTGCTCTTTCATCACCATCTCCTAATTAAAAAAAATGCGACAGATGCCCAGCGCTGTCGCACCGCTTGGGTTCAACGCAGCCGCTGGTCGTTTCCCAGCTGCGGCAGGGACTATTCTTGGGATTCGCTTTCAATCGCCGGTGCATCGATCACTGGCGACGGTTGCCATTCGTTCAGGGTGGAAAGCTGCATCGCTGGACGTGCTGGCCGGAATTGTTCGTCGTCCTTGTCGAATGCGTCAGCCACTTCAGCCGACAACTTCAGCCACTTGCTAGCGCGGCGGAACACGGTCTTCTTTGCCATTTCGCTCCACCAGTCCTTCCACGGCCCGCTGCCACCAGCTCGGCTGGACTGTCGCACCTTCTCGACTTCCTCGACGCTCATCACTTCCGACTTCGTGCCGCCATCGTTAAATACAACGTGGCAGTAGACGGCGATGATCTTTCCGGCCTTGTCTGGCTTGGTTGCATCAGTTCGCAGGAAGTGCGGCGTGTGCGACTTCACCTCGCCAAGGCTGTAATTAAACAGGTCGCCTTCGTGAACAACGTCGGCGTGAATCGTGCGGACGCTGCCACTACGAAGCACTAGGTCGACGATGCCTTTGTAGTCAAGGATGAGCGTACACTGGTCGCCATACGGAATCAGATGGGCGTGCCGTCCGTCTGGCTCGAGGCCCCACTGGCTCAGCTGCAGCATGCAGTTGAGAAAACTTTCCGGCGTGCAGGTTGCCAGCTTCGGCGTCTTCATCAGCGCCGTGAGGCCCGTCCGCACCATTCGCTCCGGCGTGCAATGCTTGGGCAGCACCCTTGCCACTTCCTGCTTGAAGGCGTCGCTATTCAGATGGTCCTTGATGGCCATCTTGCCGCCTGCTGGTTTCGATAGAACTACGCTCACAGTGTCACCTCCGTCAATTCACCCGCAAACTTGCGAACCAGCCACGGTGGTGCGGTTGCCACCTTGATTGGCCGGTCCAGATACTCTTCTAAAACAAAAGTCGAAATGTCCTCAACGGCGCGGTGCATCCGTGCCTCGCTGTTCAGCTCTTCCATCAAGACCGTAATCTCCAAAGGAAAAATTTCGTGCCCGCCGCCAGACTGAATGCCGACGACCAGAATCTTTGGCCTCTGAATGTTTTCCACGGCTTCAATGCCGTGCCGGTAAAACGCCAGGCGAATGTCGTAGTGCATGCCGATTGCCTGATTGATAAACTCTTCCTCGCTGGCCGCACTGGTCGTCTTCCAATCAATCAGCACGCCGTCGCTGAGCTGATCAACCTTGGCACGGCAGTCGATGCCGCTGCGGCTGTGCCGCCAGAACAGCTCACGCTCAACGTGGCCATTGCCAAGGAACTTTCGGACTTGGCTGCAGGCCTGCAGATGCGTCCAGACTCGCTCCAGCCGGTGCCAGTCGGAATCGCTGACGATTTCCTTACCGGCCACGGACTCACGCCACGCCTTGCCTTCCTTGGTTCGTAGGTCCAGCCCTTCCGGTCGCCGCACGATGTCCAGGCGATCAGGTCCGCCCAGTTCGATCATGCTGTGGACCAGCGTGCCAAACTGCATCGCCGGCGTTGGTTCGTCCTTCGGCCAGTCGCCTTCGACGCAAGTGTGATGGAACGTGATCGGGTCTTTCAGGAACAGTGCCAGCTGGCTGCTGGATAGTTCGGGCCGGGAATGGTAGTCGGTCATGTGGTTTCCTCTTAAACTGCTTGTGCTTGCTCGCTGGTCTTCTGTAACGCATGAAACTTTGCAATGCTGTCCATTGAATTAAAGAATGCTGCGTTGCTGCTGTCACAAGAAACAATCGCAGACATAATCGGCTGGTCGCCGTCTGTTGTAATTGCATGGCCAACTAAAAATGCCATTGCCAAACCGAGCACCACATCTCGGTTTTCTTTGTAGAGTTCCCAGTACGGATGATTGCGCCCGAGATCACAACATTGCTCGTGCGATTTCCTGTTACGCTGGCAAGTTTGTTTGTGTCATCAAACTTAATGGCAAACTTCTTTCCGTTTAGCTTGCCTTTGATAATCAGGTTCTTGTCGCCTGACTGAGCACTGGAAACTCTTCGCCGACGCTTGCCGGTGTCTCGCGGCACTGCACCCTCGCCATCCTCGTCCCTTTCTGATGACTTACGCTTCTCCCGAACGTTGGGCGTAATTGAAATCGCCTCCTCAATCGAAGCGGCAACATCGTGTTCAATTTCGGCCTCTATGGTGAGGCTGTGCTCTGCTGCGCTCTGCTGCAGCAGGTGCTCAACGCTCGGAAATATCTCTTCGCACAAAGCCTCTAGTTCTTCTGCGTTTGTCTTGTGCTTGTTGACCGACCACTTTTCTGAACGGTCTGCATCGTCTCGCTCGATAAGCGTTATGACACCATAAAACTTGCTGATGTCATGGCTTCCAGTTCCGAATGCTCGGTTTAATGATGTCTCCTCTAGCGTCCGATGCTTGAACTCGTAACGCCATCCGCCGCTGACGTTCTGTTCTGGAGCAATAATTCCAGCCAGAAAACGGTAGGCTTTTCCTTGAAACACGCCTTCGCCTTCCACTGCGTGCTCAAGCTGGACTTGGCCAGGAGCGTCAACATCGACGCCGTCCACTGTGACGCGACGTCCAGATCGAAGTGCTGGCGAAAAAATAACAGCCAGTCGCTGCATGAGCGACTTGAGATAGAAATGCTTGGACACATTGCCTATCAATATCTCAGTACCTGATTCGTTTTGGTCGCAATCCTCCTCGGCCAGCCTGCAGACCCATTCACCACGCTGGATGATCTCATCAAAGTCAGCCTTCACTGTTTTCATCACGCCGCCACGACGCGAAACAATCGTGACCATTGTTCCGAGCGCAAGAATGCCGTCCTTTGCACCAATACCAAACTGACCACTGGTGTTGCGGTTTTCGTTTTCGTGATACCCAAACTGTACGATGCCCGTCGGATTTGGTGCTCCTGCACCGTTATCTTTGATTGAAACCGACTTGTGTTCTTTATTAAATTGCACCTCCACAATGCTCGCGTTGGCATCAAGCGAGTTGTCGACTAATTCGCTTATTGCCAGCCAGACTGGCATATCCTGCCTTTTGTGTGAATGTATCTGGTGTGTCAGCGGCTGAATCGCGATCTCCTTAAATTGCATTAATTCGACTCCTTTAATTTGCTAATGTGATATTCCAGTTCTTTAATCAGCACCAACCTGTCGTATTTGCAGTAGCAGTAGTCGGTAATAAGCAATCGAACATCGTCAATCATCTGCTCTTGAGTTCGGTCGCAATCATCCTCGCACGGCTTTGCCTTTTGCTTTTTCTGTTTTTGCTTCTTCGGCAAAACGTCCTTTAGCTTCTTCTTGCCAGCAACGATCTCTTTTCCGACCTCGACAGACATTTGCCCAGCTTCAATTGCCTTTTGAACTGCGATTGCCTGGCGAGCCTTGTGCATCGACGTGCCAGCCTTCTTGGCCACTTGGCCGACTGTGGAGCGTTCGTGCTTTTCTTTGACGTCACGCTCTGGCGTTGTCTGCGTTGGACACGAATCCGTGTCCAACGCATGCCTCGCCTTTGCAGCCTCGCTTGCCTTTGCACTATTAAACAATGCCGCCTTTTTTCGCTCTGCGTTCTCCTGGGCAATGATCTTGCAGATGGCTGACGACACAAAGACTCTGGCGTCTTCCGTCATGTGACGCCGAACGAAGTTGGTGTCGTAAATCCATTCAGTGATGCTTCTTCCGTCGTGCTTCCACTTTTCAATTCGCGGCTCGACATAATCGCCCTGCTCAACCAATCGCATAATTGCACGCAATCGGTTGCGTCCATCAATTAACACATCGCCATCAACGATGATTGGATGCTGCAGCCCGTTTGTTTTTATTGACTCAACCAACTCGTCAAACTCTTCGCCTTCAATTAAAGGAAAGACCGATGCTGCAGGGTGAACCTTGTAACCGCCAATTTCTTCCATCAGAAAACCCTCCACCCTTCCGCCAGCTTCCCCGTAAACGGACACCGCCGCAGCTCGGCCAGCTCGATAAACTTCAGCCGCTCCAGTTCCGCCGCCCGTTTCCGCACGCTTTCCACATCGCCGTGCAGTCCCATCTCCTTTGCCCGCTCGCCGACTTCCCTCGCCGTGCGAATCCCGCCGAGATCCGCCAGTGCTTCGAGGAATGCCTGCTTCAGCTTGCCGATTTGCTTCCGCGTCTCCGCCGCTGCCATCTGACTCGTCACCGGGTCGCTCGCCCTGGCGATCTCAGCCGGCTCGTCAAATAGGTTCAATTGATTCATCGTCATCTCCTTCGTCTTGCAGTTCACGCAGTCGCCGTATCAGCTCGTCCGTATCCGCCCAAGGCTTCGGCTCTTTGGCAAACTCCTCGCTCATGCTGTCCAGCATCGTCAGCACCTTGCCGGTCGCATCGTTCAACTGGTAGCAAGGCGTCGTCACCAGCCACAGCGGAAACCCGTCCAGCATTCCGCCGCTGATGTCGAACACTTGGCCAGCCCATCGCACGCGGCAAACCTGCTGCTCAAGGTGCAGCTGCTCAATCCAGCACCCCGGCAATGCGTGCTTGACGATTTGCACAAACTGGACGTTGTTCATTTCAATCCCTCGCCAACATAGGCGTCGACCTTGACCTCAACCCTGCACAAGCATGGCTCCTCGCAGCGACTGGCTTCGACCAGTGCTTCTTCCCAGTCCTTACGAAGCTGGCCGGGGCCGCTCGGGTAAATGTTCACCCAGAAGGTTTTCTTGATTCGCTGCCTTCGCTCAACACGCAGCTCGTCTTGCTTGCTCATTCCCCACTGGCACTTGCCGTCCAGCGTCCAGAACTTGGCGCACCAGTGCGGTGTGCGGCTGAGGTCTTCTTCCAGATTGATTCGCCCGACCAGCAACCCATCAGCAACCGCATCAACCACGGCCTGCAGTCCTTCCGCAGTCCAGTAGTACCCAACTCCGAATTTCGTTTCAGTTGCCACGCTCACAGCAAAACCTCCGTCAAAGAAACCAACATCACCGTCACAGACACCAACGCCACCGCAAAACAAACCCATGCAATCCGCTCGGCCATCACTGGCGGCAGTTCGCAGCCAGCACCCAGCTCGTCTTCCATGTGTGCCTCCTGCTGTTCAAGCCACGCCGCAATCTCCAGCCGTGTGTCCGTTGGCAAGTGTTTGGCATCTCGCAGATAGCCGCGCAGCCTTCCGATCTCCCATTCGTGCACGCTCCTGGTCCACCGGTATTCCGGCACGCTTACGCAGATCACGCCGTACTGGCGGACTGCTTCCCATGTCTTCACCACGTCCATCTCGCCCTCCTAAAAAATGAAGTTTGTCGGATTGCCAAAGTCGGTTTCGTTAATCTTCTGCCAGTGCCGATTGGCTCGCTCCTTCTCGCTCCAGCCGCTGCGTATCTCTTCGCACTTAGCGTCGATCTCGTCCGGTGTTGGCAGGTAGACAGACGGGTCGTCTTCTGGTTGCTCTGGCTCTTCTTTCTTGGCAGCGACTTGAGCCGGTCGCCTGCCGTTTCTGCTTGCCGCCTCGTACGCATGTCGCAGGTCGTCCAGCTTGGCTCGGCACAGCGCGAGCCCCTCGGCTTGCTCCCATGCTTCTGTTCGTCCATGCCTGTCGTTAACCTTGGCCCGCTGGCGAGCCTTGTAACGCAAGTCAGATTCCGTTTTGATTAGCCACGCTCGCAGGTCATAGACGACCGAATGCAACCCGAGCTTGTCCATCTTGTTTGCGTCATCGTTTGCCATTGGCGTTCCTGCCTTTTCTGTTTTTGCGTCCTTGATCAATTCGCTTTTTGCGAACTACATCACGCTCGGATCGCTCGGCCAGCAGGCGAAACACCCGCACCATCTCGCGAACGCACAGGCCAGCCGCTCGGTTGATGCGTTCGTCGTCTGACCACTTCTCTCTCATCTCCATCACTCGAGCCATCTCGTCGTCAGTCAGTTCAAGCCCCAACATCTGACACCTCCATGCCTTGCCGTTTCGCCGCTGGACGCCCAGCCGCTTGAATCCACCGAATTAACTCCTCGCCGCTGTACCAAAGCCGATTGCCGAGGCTCACCGGATGAAGCCAGCCTCCCTGCCGGCCTTCATCAAGTGCTTTGACGCTCAGCCCAACTGCGGCGTTGATGCCGTCGGCCGTGTAGAGTCTTGCGGCGTCGATGTAGCCGTCGCGTCTGTTCACCCGACCACCTCCTTAAATGGGTTGTCCGTGGTCAGTTCGCGAATGTGTCCAGCGGCCAGAACATTTCCAGCCTTGATTTGGTTTGCCTCAAAGGCTCGCTGCTGATTCTTGGGCAGTGCCAGCATCGTTCGGCGGAACTGCATGTAGTGCCGAACGCACAGTCCACGCTGATGTTCTGTGGTTTCACAGTGCAGACAGATACCCGCCAGCACTCGCTCCTTCGTTGTTTCCTTTGTCTTTCCCATGTCTCCCTGCCTGCGGAATAAATTGGACGTTTGCTCGACGTGGTGATATTATCGACCCGACAACGTCATAACAATACCGTAACTGAGAAAAAACTATGGCTGACTTATCTATTGAGCCTGACGAAATACCGCAAGTTACCGACAGATATGGACTTGCAACGATTTCCCACAACTCACAAAATTGCCGACATGAACACAAAAACAAAAACGTGCTTGCAGTGCGACAACCCGATACACCAAAGAGGCCTTTGCTCTACCTGCTACGGCCGGTTTACTAGGTCAAAACAGCGGCTGCCTGACGAAAAACAAAAGGCTTTTGAGGAGGCTTTGATCGCAACTGGCAAACTGCTGCCGCCAGCAAAACGACCTCCATCGTCCCGTGACGAATACGCAGAACTCAGCCGACAGGCTGCAGGACGCAACGCCGCAAGAAGTGCAGCAAATACTGGAAGAATTTCAGAAAGTGGAAAACAAGTCGCAGAAACCAAGTGTCCAGCAGGAAGCGGACGAAGTAGTCGAAAAGGCAAAACGTCGAGCAACCCGAAAAGGCATCACGCCACGGGATAAAAAGCAGCCCTGACCTAACGTGTCAGCATCGACGAAAAACTCAACCCGTTTGGAAAAGTCAATCGCGCCACGGACGGCCCCACCACTTATGACGGAGGCGGTCTTGGATGTTCAAAAAGCTCGAGCAGTTGCTGCTGCATTACCCACACACCACGCTGGTCGGCACACAGTGGCAGTTCCGACGCCGACGGCTTGAGGTCGTCAGCGTTCGCGACCTTCTCACCGAACCGCTGACGCCTGCGGAGTTCATGCGACGGCCTTTGGTGCATCGCGGTCGCTGGCTGGTAAAGGCTCGCGACCTCGAGCAGCAGCAAGTCAAGCAGTTTTATCTGGCGGCCACCCGTGAGTTCTGGCGACCGACCGGACTGCGTGCCGGTCTGTACTGGCCGGGTGCTGAAAGCGACGGCCCGGCCGAGCTGCTGACCAGACGATTCGGAACGACGCCGCGGGAACGGATTGTCTTGGCGAACGCGCTGGCCCAGCTGCAGCAGATCGATTGGCAGGGATTCGACCTGCGAATCACCATCGACAGAAAGACCAGCTGATGAAGCACCGCGTTAACGTCACGGTTCGCAAACGCTCGGATACTGGCTTCTACCAGCTGCGGGCAATCAGTCCGCTCAACGGCCGCGAGTTGCGTCGCAGTGCAAAGACAACGAACCTGAAGGAGGCAATGAAGGCGGCCGCCGCATGGGAGGCGGAGTTGGAGCAGGGTGTTGTCTCACGCCGCATCACTTGGGAGCAGCTGGCCGTTCGGCTGGCCGACCAGTACTTGCCGAGGCTAAAGGCCAATTCCCAGACGACGATGCGGTCCACCGTCAAGGCGTTTGGCCAGTTTGTTCGGCCCGAGGCGAACATCGGCAGCATCACTGGCGGTACGGTATCCGAGTGGACAGCCAAGCTACGGCGTGATGGGTTGCGGGAAACGACCATTGCCCGGCATCTGCGTTGCCTCAAGGTGATCTTAAACTGGGCTGTATCAACGGAACTGATGGCACGCTGCCCTCCGATCACGATGCCAGCCAACGCGAACAAGAAACGATTCCTGAAGGGCAGGGCACTCACCGAGGAAGACTTTGAGCAGCTGTGCCAGAAATCGGACAAAATCAACCCAACATTCACGCCGCTGCTCAGGCTGCTGTGGCTGTCGGGCCTGCGCATCTCCGAGGCGTTTCGGCTGTCGTTTGACTCGCCGCCAAATCAGGTCGACCTAACTGGCCGCCGGTTCATCTTTCACGCTGAAGGTCAAAAGTCGGGACACGACGAGACGATTCCGCTGCTGCCTGAGCTGTGCGACTTCCTTGGCTCGCTAGGCCACCGCAGCGGCCCTGTCGTGCGTCCGTTGGTCAATGGCAGGCCCGCCAGCCTCGACGCCGTAAAGAGGCAAATAAGTGCCATTGGCGAGGCGGCAGGATTGGTGGTGAATGCCGAGGCTGGCAAGTACGTCACCGCACACGACCTACGGCGTTCGTTTGGCACACGCTGGGCTTTGAAGGTTCATCCGCTGGTGCTCAAGAAGCTCATGCGGCACGAGACGCTAGACACGACGCTGCGGTTCTACGTTGACCTCGACGACAGCCAGATCACGGACGCAATTCTGAACCCGGCAGCGTACACGTCAACGTACACGGCGGCGTCCTCGGCTGACGATTCACGGACGCTGCAGCGTCGAAAAACACGGGGAAAATGACGAACTTCTGGCGAGCTTCTGCCAGTCTCAGATTTTTAAGTCCTGAGCGTCTGCCATTCCGCCACTCGGCCAGCATTGTTTTTGTCGTGTTTTTGAGGGTCGCTGGGATTCGGCACCCGCCACCGTACACGTAACGTACACGGCGGCCGTCCTCAACGTGTGGTATTGTAGCGAAATGCCGACATTTCAGCCAAACCCAAACGGCAACCCCGAACGGGAAGAAAAACGCCCAGAATATCGCCGTTTTACCGTGCAGGAAAATTAACGAAACGTCCAGCCACGCCCAGCGTAAAATGACCAGGGCGAGCAGGTCAGGCAGGGAGGCAGGCATGGTCGACGACGTAGAGGACGACGACGATATCGAGTGCTGGCTTACGGTGCTTTGGGGTTATGCCAGGTCTAGCCGCTGCGGATGGCGTAGCTCGAATTTAGCCGCAGGTTCTGTACCGAGAACTGGCCGTCCTCGTCTACGTCAATCCAAGCCAGCCCGTGGTTGTGAGCGTTGACCGGATTGTATTCTGGGTTTAGGTCTGCCAGACAGCCAACCGACCAGCAGACGATCTCCTCGTGCTTCCAGTTGGGCTGCGTGTGCGTGCTGGTCCTGTGATGATGTCCGACCATCACACTAGCAGTTGTTCTTAAAAACGCCGATCGCGATGGCATGGCAGGAATGAACGGGCCAGAAGTTAGCTCGTGGCCATGAAACACGGCCAACTTGCCAGCCATCACCGGCCGCTTGTCGCCGACAAATTCAATGCCAAGTTTCTTTGCGCCAAGGATCGATGGCAGCCTTGTGTTCGGAAGGTCGCAGATTTCGACCGCATGATTCCAAAGCCAGTGGTCGTATCTTTCATCGTGGTTCCCAAGTTTATACACAATGCGAGAGTTGGCGAACTGCAAACGCAGCCACGCCAGCCCCTCTCGCAGCAGCTTGACCTCCCGCTTAAAGTTCCGTTTCTTAGGGTTCTTCGTGTAGCGGCTAATCGTGTAGAAGTCGGCGAAGTCACCGTTGAGCAGCAGAACGTCGGGCTTGCGTTTACGCAGATACGCCACCGCCGCAGCCAGTGCCGCTTCGTCGTGGTACGGGATGTGGACATCGGACAAGATGCCGACGCTGATGCCGGTGCCCAGCTCAAACGGTTCCCACTTCTTGGCAAGACTCGGCGGCAGCTGCGGAGGCGTGCCAGCTTTGCCAGGCTTGCGGAACTGGCTTTTGTCGGTTGTCTTCTTGCGGTTCAATTCGCCGACATTGCCGCGAACGATTCGCACAATGCTGCGGGCATGTTCAACGCTGATCTTGTATTCCGCCGCCAGCCGCTTGGCCAGCGTGCGACTGGGTGCGTCGGGAAATTTGCGGCACAGTTTCTCAGCCTCAAGTCGGGCAGGGCTTTTGTGAGTCACGATCAACCTCCTTGGCGTCGGGACAGCGTAAACAAACCATTTCGGACTGCGTGTGTGAATAGGGCCGATAAGTACAAATGACGTGCAGTGAGCAGTAGTAGACGGGAACCTCTTGCCCGCGGTAGCCGCAAAGGCAACTGATCGCATTGCGCCAAATTTCGCCGCGATAAGTACAGGGAATCATGGCGAAACGATCGTCATTGAGTAGTCATCGAACCACAGCTTGTCAGCGGGATTATTGGCGGCCAGCCAGGTCGTTGAGAAAATCATATTGTCAGGTCCAGATGCGTTGCCTGCAGCACGCAGCCAGTTGTATCCGTTCCAGTCCCACAGCGGAAAATAAGATTGGGCTGGGCTTGTTGCGTTCCGCCACGGCTCGTATGCCGCAAGCTGCACAATCGTGCCGCATGCGCTCACGCAGTCAGTCCCGCTTGTCGCCGGTGAAAAGAAAAAGCCATTGGCTGAAATTTGACGCTGAAGCACGTCGTTGACGTAGTAACTGCGAACGCCGATGCCTGTCTGCGGCTGGTAAGTGTATTCGAAACGCAGTTTCACCTGACCGAATGGAACGGTCACCGTCTGCTCAAACGATGGGAGCCAATACGGGAATGCCTGGCTGTTCATGAGTTGCAACCCGACGTTCAGGACTGCTGACGAATTGTTATCAGTGCCAATTCCAAGTCCCGAGGGATAGATGTAAAAACTGCCCGCACCGACGGCAAAGATTCCAGTCATTCCGTGGTATGGCCGGTGGTCTGCTGATGCAATTCGCGGCAGCGTGTCGCTGGGATAATTTACGGTGACTTCAAACCGGTATTTTCTCGGTTGGTTTTTTGGAAAATACAGGTTTGCCCGGCGTATGGCATTGAGCCACGGCTGGCGTCCGTTTGCCGTGTTTGGCAACGGAGCTGGCGGGACGGCTCTTGTCGTTAACGTCACGAACCGGTCGTACCAGGTAATGAACGGTGAGCGAAAAAAATGCAGGCGGTTGCTGCGTAAATAATCGGTGATCGTGTTTGGCGGCACCGTGTCAACTGGCGTGGTTGGATGAGCGCCGTATAACGGAATAATCCAGTTGAGCAGCAAACGCCAACCGGGATCGACCGCTGAAAAGTTGTCTGTGTAAGCCAACACGTCGGCCGGATAACCTGACCACAGCAGATCGCAAACCGTACAGCCGCCGGGGACTGGGCTGGGACTTGTTCCGCAGCATCCGCATCCAAGTTTGCCGACCATGTTGAGCCTAGGAGTAATAATACAGACCAGCCTGCTGGTCGAAATCAAACGTCACGGCTTGTCCGCTTGCAATGGTTACCGAATATGAATAATCCGCGTACCAAAGTAGTAAATCGTTTGTCGAAGTATCCGAGTAAATCACAGCGTATCGCCACGGACCAATCGACCCGCCGCTGGCCGTAATCGTCAGATCGGAAACGATAAGCGTATATAAGCCACTGGACTGCGCCGAACTCGTAACGGTTAGCGTTTGCCCACCAGATGTATAACCATTTCCTGCACTGATTTCCGTGATATCTGTCTTTTGTGTGTTGCTCAAACTTGGAGCTGTGTTGGTCAGCATCAGCTTGAGAACATCCGTTGATAGGTCTATTTTCTTCTCGTGAATTGCCTTGCCGAAATTGTAGAACTTTTGAAATGTTGGCATAAATTCCTTTCTTACGCTGGACCGCCGCCAGTACCAGAACCCGACCAATTGAATGTACGCAGTCCGCCGATGCCGCTAGACGGCAATGTCTGCGGATCGAACAGGTTGGGAACCAGACCGCCGCCGCCTTTACCAGTTCCCGGCTGAACGGTTGAGCCGGTGTCGTTGCAGTCGTCAGACGCAATCCGCCACTTGCCGTCGATATAGTTAGCCAGCCCGTAGCGGTCGCCAGTCGCGCATGCCGAAGTTGTTGCCCAGTTGTAAACCTTGACGGTCGAGCTGCTGGCCGCCAGCTGGTCATTGGTTTGGTTCATCACGATAATCGTGCAGGTCGCCGCGCCCATCAAACTGCCGACTCGGCCCGGAATCCCGGCAGCAGGTGCCTGAATCATCAGGCTGGAAAACGGAATCAGCCTTGCCCAGGCGAGCTTGTTGGTGGCGTCGATCACGTCTTCGATTAGGACTTGGAAATGCGGCTGGCCGTTTGGGTAGCTGCGTGCCCTGAAGCCGTCGATTCCGTACCAGTCGCGAATGCCGGGGCTGTCGCTGGTGTGATATAGCAACTGCACCAGCGGACCAGTTTGCAAAAGACCGTATTCGCCAACCGCAACTTCTCTTGGCCCATTAGCCATGTACCACGAACCGGGGCCGGTCGAGGCGACTCCCGGCTTGCGAACTTTCAGCACGTTGCGATCAAACGCCGAAAGGTAGCCCTGCACGCGAACGATGCCATACGCCGGGACCGTCTCGCCGCTGTCGTTGTAGAAAGCGACCGTCTCCGGCGAGTCATCGCGAAACTGCGGCTCTCGCTGGTTGTGTGTGCCGCGCCGCATTCGCGAATGCTTGGCAACCCACTCGGCGGACTTCTGATCGAGAACGTAACGCTTCGGCACCGTTTAGCCTCGCACGGTTGGCAGCATGTAAAGCTTCATGATTCGGCCGATAACAGCGGTGCCAGTACCAACGTCGGTGATAGCGATGGTTACTCGAATATCCAGTTCGTCTCCGGCGACAAGTCCAGTCGGGTCGATGACAAACGCCTTTTCGGTTGCCGTAAGACTGTTGATTGTCGTCGGCGAGGTTGTAACCAAGTCGCTGCCGACCAGTGCAGTGCTGTCGTTTTTCTTATAGGCCTCAAAGTCAACGGTCGCCGTCGAGCTGGCAACGGTGGTTCGCATACCGGCCCAAGCGACGACGCTAATGGGCTGGCCGCTGGCGTAGTTCATGGGCAGGCGATAGACGAACCGAGCCCTTTGCGTAACGCTGGTATTTTTTGAGTCGCTTGTTTGAATCGTGACGGCATCAGTTGCCCAAGTGCCTGTAATGAATCCCAGATCGTCGCTGCTGGCCGTGGTCGGAAGGCTGGTCTGAAAGGCGTCCCAAACGCGAACGTGCTCAAGCGGAATATTGTCCTTGAGCTGCTCCGCGGCCAGCTTGGCGCGGTCGATTGCCGCGTTGCTGTTGATTTGAGAATTGACGATTTCCCCGCTGGGGACGATAACGGTGATCGGCATTGTTTGCTCCTAGTTTAGAATCCCATGCTTGCGAAACTGACATCGGCGAAGACTTTAAACAGCAGCCAGTTCGCCTCGACGGAAAGTGGTGGTGGGTTAGAAATTGCCAGTTTCGTTCCATCTGGATTAAGCAAAACAGGTTTGCTAACTGGCATTTTGTTGTCATCAAATGCTTTGACGGGCTTGGTGTAACCGGCACCGCCAAAAGGATCTGGGTATCTGATGTAATACCCTTCGTGCCGGACTCGCTTATACCACGCCTTTTGGGCTGGCACCTGATACGGCTTGCGTGCGTGAATCTCAACGCTGACCGACCAGTAAGGCACGCTGTTTCCATCTTCGTCAGTGTAGAACTGCTCGTCTGCACTGATGTTGGCGATTCGCAGCGTGCCAGGAGGAAAGCCTAGAAACGTGTCGCTGTTCACGCAGTCGATGAACAGATAAAAGCTGGCCGGGTCAAAAGTTGCAAAATTCTTTTGCAGACGAATTCCAAGGTCGCTGATCGGTCGGGTGATTCCCTCAATTGGCTCGCCGTTGACGGTGACGATCGCTTTGTTTTCGATGTCGTCCTCGATCGGCTCCTCGCTGGTGATCGTGAAGTAGCTAATCACGGTCGGCTGGCTGATTGGCGTCTGCGTGCTGTTTTCGTCGCCTTCCTTGTACGGCGGCGAAGCATAATCGGCGGTCACCTCAAACCGCAACTTGCCTCGGCGGCTGACATCCAATCTCAACGCACCGCAACTGGCGGAAGTACGGGTGCTGGCTTTTTTCGTAAGGCAGCAGCGACGAATCGCGAACAATTCCCTCATTGTCTTCAGGCGTCGAGCAAAAGACATTCCACCGCAACTGAGCCGTGGCCGTGGTCCAGCCCTTTTCGTCGACGGTAGTCTTGATGCCACTGGAGAACTGGAGATCGACAAACTGAACAGCCATTAGCCGCCCTCCATAGTTGCCAGTTCAAGCACGCCGCGGCGTTTCTGAAGCTCGAGCTGCTCACGCTGCAGCTTTTCAATTTCTGCGGTCAGTTCGGCCGTCTTCTCGCTGGCCTTGGCGACACGGTCACCGCCGCCGGTGCTTACACGGCTGAGCAGTCGCGACTGCATGGCCTGCAGCGGTGCGGTTGGCTGTGCAAGTGCTTTCTGCCGCTCCTCGTCTTTTTTCTTCTGCTCTTCGGCCAATTGTTTTTGAGCCGACAGCAGTTCGTTTTGAATGCTTAGCTCGCGACCTTGAAGAATCACTTCATCGCTGATTCCGGCCATGCTGGCTTTCATCTCGTCAGCCGCACGTTTTCCGTTTTTCAATTCTTCGTTTTGTATTTGCAGTGCCGCCAAATAATCGTTTTCTTTTTCTGTTGTTCTTCTTGAGCTTTTTTCTGATCGTCCCAGCTCTTGGACCAATCTTGATATCGCTTCTGCTCGGCCTGCAATGCCTCGTCTGCGGCCTTTTTCATTTCTTCGTTGTTCTTGAGTCTGGCGTCCAGCATTTGCTGCTCAGCCGACGGGTTGCGAATATCCTGAATCTCTTGGTTTTGCTCTTTTAGCAGATCAAGTTTTTTGCGTTCGTTTTCAAGGTCTGCCTTGGCCTTGTCGACATCTCCCTGCGTCATGCCAAACCAGTTGCCAGCCTCAGCCGATGCTAGTTCCTGCTCCCGCATTTTTACAAAGTCTTTTTGAAACTGGATGTCTCGCTGGATCTGTTCCTGCAGCGTCTTCAGTTCCTGTGCTTTTTGGTCGTCCGTCGCAGCCGCCTCGGCGATTTTCAGACGTAACTGAAACTGCTTGTCCAGTTTGTCGCGGACTTGCTGCTCGCCTTTATTGGCTTCGTCCAGTGCGTCCTTCAGTGCCTGCTTCCACTTCTCGGTCTCGAACACCCACTCGCCGATCATCTTGCCGATGTTAAACGCAGCAACAGCAGTTGCTACGGCCATGCCAGCCGCGGCCAAACCCTTGAATGCGTCGCCGCCTTTTTTTCCGGCTTCTTCTAGTTCTTTTACTTGACCAGAAAGACCGCCCATTTGATCAGTAAACGCAGCAAGCTCGCCAAGTCCCAACGCTCCGAACGCCTTAGAAAATACACCGCTGACCTTTTGCGATGCTTCGCTGGTGTCCTTGAACGACTGGCCAGTCTTCTGCATTTGATCGCCGGTCTGCTCAATTTGCTGATCGGCCTGTTTTAGTGCTTCGATCTGCTGCTTAATCGCCATCGCCGAATCGATGGTTTCTTGAGCGAACCCCATTTCGGCCAGCTTAAACCGCTCGGCGGCTTCGGTTCCTTGCTGCAAGGCAATGAGCTGTTCTTTCAGCTTGCTGATGTATTTGTTTTCATTGTCGACGAGCTTCTGCGTCACCTTGTCCATGACAGGCGTGGCGTTGTCGACGCCGTGCAGAACGATCTCGACTGATTCCGCTGCCATTAGATTCGCCTGTAGGCTTCCGCCTCCGCCCGGTTTTGTTCCGAACGGAAGCACTCGTAAAACGACACAAACCACGCCGATTGGTCGAGAACGCCGCCAGCCACCGGCGGCAGTCCCTGCTTCATCAGGTCAGCCATCCGAATTGCTCGCAACAATCCGCGATCAATCATCTCCTTTGGACATCCGGTCAGTTCCACGTAACCAGTCTGCCCGCACTCGTCACACCCGGCTTCGTTGCAGCTGCTGCAGGCAATCGACACGCTGGCCAGTTCGCTTGGCCGGTCGTGGCACTTGCCCGCCGTGCAGCTGCCGCACAGCAGCCCCTGCCGGATCAGGGCTGCGATGCGGAGTTTTTTCGTCGGCCTTGCTCGTGCTGCCGCCTGCCAAAACCTTGCGATAAAGCTCGTAGGCTTCGGCTGTCGTGAACACGTCCAAGATCGCCTCGGGGCTGTAGGGAATCTCGCCGCCCGTTGCCGGGTCGCGAAAGTTCCGCCAGCCGGTAATCACCTCGGCTAGTCCCTGCTGAAGCTGTGCGAACAGCTCGCGGCTGCTCTGGCAGTTCTTCAAGCCGTCCAGCAGGTCGCCGAGGCGTTCCTGCCGTCGCATCGACAAGGCAACCGTGTAAACGGTCGGCCGCTGGTCTTCTGGCTTGTCCATGTCCCAGTCGAGAACAATCGGAAACTTCTCGCCTGGTTCCAATGCTCGCCCCATTGGTTCCTCCTAATTAAGTTGGTTTGACTACGGTACTGAGAAAGTAAAGGTTAGCTCGTCGTTGCCAGCCGCCGCCGACTTGTTGCACTGGAAGGTGATCTCATCGGTGACGACGCCGTTGCGGTCGCCGAGAGCGACGTTTGTTCGCTGTAGCTTTGGCGCGGCGATCGCAAACTTGTCCGTTGCGTTGACAAGACTGAACGCAAACGCCTCTTCAGTCATCGCCGTCCAGATGCTGTAGTTGTCCTTCGTTCCGGCGGCTTCCATTTCAGGATTGATCGTTCCGGTGACCGCTCGATCGGTGATGATGGCCGCTGCGTATCCGCTTGCATCGGTATTGGTCGCACACTCGCGCAAGACAACCGTGTTTCCTGCATCGATAGTCAGCGACTGGAAGCAGGGCGACCAGCTGCCGATCGTGAAGGTGGCATTGCCAACTCGCAGCGGCAGGGCAGTCGGATAGGTCGGCGACAGCAGGGCAGTTGGCGAGTTTCCAGCCCAGACGCCGGTAAACGTCCAGTTGATAGACGCAATTTTTCCAGTTTCAAAACTGAGCGAGAACGTCCCGGCACAGCCTCGCATTAAAAAGCGGTTGCCGTCGATGTAGCCGCCGAGGGTCAGCGTCTTCACGTTGCTGCCAGGCGTCTCGCTTTTCGGGCTGAACGTGCCCGCTGAG